CATCATAAGATAATTCTTGATACAATTCAGTAATTGCAGTTTGATTTTCAATAAAATCAGTTGCTCTTGTAGAATCTTCAGAAATTGGTGTTTGGTTTGGTTTAACTCTTAATGTAGTTGTTGGATACGATGTTCCTGCATCTTCTGCGGATACATATTCAACCGTTAAATCTCTACCTTCGATTGGGTCAGTAATATCACCATAATCAGGATCTGCGATGTATCCTAAGATTTCTTGATAAACTGTCTTACCAAATCCCCAAAAACGAATACCTTCACCTTCTTCACCTCTTACGATTACAGGAACAAAGGTTCTTAACTTAGGCTCCATTGCCTTAGCTGCTTTCCAATCTTCCTTATCACCCATACGTTTCAATTTGTCAGCAAACTCTACGATAGGGTCTGGTCTTCCAAATGAAATTGGTGAAAGATAAGTTTTGTTATTTACGTTGTAGTGGAAATAAAGTTCGATAAATGGATTATCTTTGTTGAACTTGTAAGGAACGATTCGGACTTGATGTTTGCCAGGAGTTGGTTTCCATAATGCATCCGATTTCTTTTGTGTGTTTTGTAGTTTGTTCAGTCTACCTCTGATTGCGTTAATGTCTAATGCCATCTTGTTTAAAGTTTTAAGTTGTAGCTAACTGATTGATAATCAGAGAGTTACGGGTTAATTAATTAATTTGTTTTATGGTTTTATTTACGAGTCTTTCCTACTCGCGGTGTGTAAATATAAATATACGATTTACCGATTTTCGTATAAAGTTTTTTAATAAATTATCAACTTTTTTAACTATACAAAGATACGAATAAATTTTGATATAACCTAATTTATTTTATAATTTATTCAAAGATTCAGTTGCAAATTCAACGGTATTAACGTAAGTTTGTCTGAATTCTTGTATAGCTAATTCCCACATTTGGTTATTAGCAGGAATATCCACAAAGAACGAATTAGCTTCGATTGCATTTAATCTTTCAGTATCTGATAATGTTTTGTAATATTCAGAAAAATCGTAATTATATTTTCCCTTTAAATCTTTTTGATTACATACGTTTATTCTCACTAACCTACCCATCAATTGTCTTGAAAATTCAGTAAGTGATAATCCATTACCATCATCTTTATCAGTTCGTTTTAGAACCATTACCCCACTCATAGTAGGAATATTCATTCCCATAGTTCCTTTGTGTACCACGAGAATTACCGATAAGGGGTCTTCATTATTATTCAGTTTACGTTTCAATGAGGTTTCATTTTCTTGTTCGATACTTCCATCAGGTGTATATGATTCATTTTTTTTACTTGTCATTACGCAAGTTTTAAAATCATCTTCAATACCCAAATCCAAATAGATTTCGTTTACCTTTTTTAATACACTACTCACTTCATATGGATTATTATAACCATCAATAGAACATGAAAGTAAAAGTGTTTTTTTAACACCGGTAATTAGTTTAGAATTTTCTATTTCAATAATTCTTTGTTTGATTTTATCAAATGTTTCTTCTACATTTTCTAAATTTAAATAAGTGTGTTCTTTAATCCATGCCTGTTTTGGTAATAAAAGTTGAACTGGACAACTTTTATTGATAATTTGAAACGTTGTCTGTGAATTATTAATAGGTACTTTTCCGGTTTGTTGGCCATTTGGAGTTGCAGTTAAACCAAATACATATGGATTATATGAACTAACTTCCGATAATAAATTGTAAAGAACTGCTGAATAATCGTTAGTGTTCCAACCTACGGTTTGTTTATAAACTTCTAAGTCAGTACATAACCAAGTATGTGCTTCATCAATGATTATTGAATGTTTAATATTTGTTGCTTTACAATATTTTATAAGATTTTTTCCATTTTTACTTACCAAACCTTTATGAGTTGAAATATGTATTACACGATATCCGCCTTCTAAAAGTTCAAGTGTACTTTGGGGATTGTCTGAAAATAACCAACCATTTGTTGCGGCACATACTCTGAAATCAATTTCATCTAAAATACCAGTTTGTGGTGCCGATACTATAACTAATTGAAGATCGTGTTTCGGTTTAGACCATTCTGGTATCATATATTTTGTAATTGAAAATGTTTTACCTTGTCCAGTTTTACCAACAATGATGCCAATATTATTTTTTATTTTAGGAAATAGTGATGAATTACAATATGCAACCCAATCTTTCCAAATAAAATCAATAGGATTTACCCAACTACTACCTTCAACTCTTTTTAAATTTCTACCAGGAGTCGACCAGTCTTGATATAAATTTGTTTTATATCGTGCACAATTGCCACATAATGTTAAGAGATTATCTGGTAAATTGTTGTTAGGATTGCCATCCCAATGTTCAATAGTAAGAATACCATTAGAGTGTTTATCTATTGGAAGTGTGTAAGTACATTCATAACCTAATATAGAGTTGCAATTTTCACAATATTCTTTTTTAGTGTATTTCATTCGTTTATCGTTTTAAAGTTTAATATCTCTTAATCTTATACAGCTAATATACAACAAATAATCCGAATTTCCAAATAAAAAACGGATTATTTTTAATTTTTTTCAATAAATGTTTAAATATTATTTAGCCCATTTTCCATTCTTTACAATCTGTGCGATAATCCCATATACTGATAAATCCATAAAGGTATCGTCAATCGGTTCTCCTACGTTGTCTTTATTACCTAAGACCACCAATTGTTTCAATCTCTGAACCTTATCGTTAATTCTGAACCATAGACCGGTTAAAGATAATTTAACATCATCTTCGGTTTCTAATGAAGTTCCTACCGAAATATTACCCGGCCCGTAATTCGATTGTTTCATACAGAATAACTCATATTGGGTAAACATAATTCTCTTAAACTCATCCGTTGTTTCAGGATATTGTTCTTCGATTTGCTTTACCACTTCTGGATTATCATATTGAATTGCACGAATTTCATCCTCCTTTGGGAGAATATTCATTTGTAAGTTTGTTTTGGGAGTTTCTTTAATTACTCGTCTTTCGTTTGACATATATTATAAGTTTTGAATTTTTTCTAAGATTTCGGATACTTCATCTTCGGTAATACTACCAACTACATCATCGGTAATAGGAGTATCATAAGTAATATGACCATCTTTACCAAACACAGCTAATTCGTATAACCCAGCATCAGCTCCGTAGGTATAAGGTCCTTGTACTACACTAGCACCATAACCATTTGAAAATTTAACTACTGCCTGTTTACCAAATCCCATCGGATGTGGTTTAAATTGTAAATCGTTAAAATTTACTACATTGAAATTTTGGGTTTCTCTTAAAATTGCACTCATTGGTTTATAGTTGATTTATTTTGTTTTACAAAGATACGAAATTATTTTGATATTACCAAATAAAGAGGATAATATTATTCACTATCCTCTTCAATTACTAAGTAGGGAGTTTCACCCAAATATTTGATGGTACCAGATTCGATTAATTGGGATGCAAATTGTGGGTTTTTACTACCAATCAATTCAATTGTCTGAGCTAGATAAATTACTTTCATATATTACCAACTTGCATTATATTCGAATTCATCCGCACTAGCATCTTCTAAACACTCTTCGATGATTTCAATAGTATGATTAATATCGTTAAAATACCACTCATCATATTCAGTTCCACCAAAGAAGAATCCACTTGTTGTTGGTAATAATTCATCAGCCTTTGAATTATCATCTCTAACCTGTTTACAAAGTTCTAACAACTCTTCTAATCTTTCTCTACTTACATATGAACTCTGACATTCATCAATTCCATTTTGCACATTCTCCACAAACCAACGATGGATTTGATTAGCCTTTCTCCAATATCCAACTTCTTCAACGATATATCTAATACGTTCTGGTTTGATTTTTGTATCAATCTCACCACCCGTTTTAACGATTACCTCATTACGAAATTCCTCGTTGTAAAAATCTTCGGTTCTAATATAAGTTTTCTTATACAAATAACTATCTAATCCCATTATGCTATAATTTTTTTGGTTATGTTTAAAATCGTTTCTTCATCTTCTTTGGATAATCTCCATTTGCTATTGAAAAGTTTATGAACTTCTTCATTCCATTCATCATCAGTGCTTTTAGCATCATCATCTTTTTTAGCAATAAACCCATCTTCATATAGGTCATCTACTAATTCTTGCTTTTCCCTTTTAGACATTCCCCATAGAATATCACTAATATCAATGTCAATACTTGCCATAATTTTATGTTTTATTTTTCTTTGTTAATATATTCAATATCTATATCACCAGTTAAGATGACCTTCTTACCATCAACGGAATCAAATGTAATTCCTTTACCATACATTCTAAATGTATTTGCGTAATAAATTCTATCATTACCACTCTCAATTCGAAACGTTGCGTTATCGTATTTTTCATTTGCTTTACTGACAACATATCGAATCAATCCTATCATTCCAGCAAATATTACTACAACTCCAATATATAATTTTAATGATTCTTTCATACTATTAAAGGTGACAATTAGAATAAGTTAATGCTAATAATTTAATAACTCTAAGATTATCCCCATCTGCTCTACAAACCGCCTCAACTAAGTTGTTCTTACATACCGCATCTACAAATCCACCACCGGTCATAATACCATCCCTTTGTTGCATAATGGAAATCATAATATCCACATTGTGATTTGACACTTCTACATTCCAATCTTTAGCAAATTCAATTGCCTTTTGTTTGTATTGATTTCTCAATTCATCGTAATTCATACTTTTATATTTTATCGTTTAACAATTAATTCTAAATTATTTTCATCAAAGCGTAAACCAATAACTTC